TTACGCCTTCTTTATATCCTCCATAATTCCAGAGTGGGACATATTTGGGACATTATCACCAAAAATGTCGTCTATTTTCCTCGCATGCTCTGTCAAATGATTAGGCGCAAGGTGAGCATACCTACGAACCATTTCTATGGACTCCCATCCGCCCATTTCCTGAAGCACTGATAATGGGACGCCTGACTGAATCAGCCAGCTTGCCCAGGTGTGTCTGAGGTCATGGAAACGGAAATCTTCAATTCCTGCACGACGACAAGCTGATAGCCATGATGTCTTGCTGTCGATGCGCATCTTCCTGACCGCAGGCGTTGATGTTCCATCTGCTCGCTTAGCCGCCTTGGTATGTACAAACACCCATTTGTGATGCTTGCCTATTTGATCACGCAACACTTTACAGGCGGTATCGTTCAGCGCCACACCAATGGCGCGGTTTGATTTGCTCTCTTCTGGATTCACCCAGGCAACTCGTCGCTGCATGTCGATTTGTTGCCATTCCAGATTTATGATGTTCGACTTTCTCAGACCAGTTGCCAGCGCAAACTTGACGACAGATTTCAGTGGTTCGGGGCACTCATCAATAAGGCGTTTTGCTTCCTCCTTTTCCAGCCATCTGACTCGCTTGTTTCTGACCGCTGGTATCTTGATGACAGGCGCTTTTTCCAGCCACTTCCAGTCGCGTTCTGCAGCACGGAGAATGGCCTTTATCATGGCAAGATGCTTTGCCTTTGTCTGAGTTGATACTGGCTTTGGTTCATAAACAGGCGGTTCTTTACCTTTCCTGATGGCGGCCTGAACTTTCTGTTTCCATATTTCTTTCGTCTTTCTGTTATGCATTCTGCTTACAGCAGAGTAAATCTTTGCCTCCGAGATATCTTTAAGCCTTATACCCTCAAAATGTTCAAGCCAGAACTCAATCCGGCTTTTATCTGAATCGAGAGATTTTTTATCAGCTTTTTCCTCAAGCCATCTTAGGCAGGCCTCTTCAAAAGTGACATCAGGTAAATCCCCTAGCTTTTCTACTCGCCAGAGTTCTGCTTTTCGCTTGTCGTGCAACTCCTGAGCTTGCCGCTTGTCCTTTGTGCCAAGAGATTCCTTAATTCGTTTCCCGCCCGGGAGCGAATACGAGGCATACCATATTTCATTTCTGCGGAAGAGTGACATTTTCTTTCCTCTGTTATGCCATCACCCGCGCTCACCTGGACAGTATGCAGCGGAGACTGAAGCGCCGCAATGCAGGCTTGCCGTGTTGTGAGGTAAGGAGATTTTGGCTTGGTTGGATCTTTACGTGTTGCCTGTAGGCGGCCTGTTCGTATCCAGTTGGTGGCGGTTGGTCTGGATATCTTAAGAAACTGACAGGCCTCATCGAGTGTGAGGCTGTATGATTCCATGGTTACCTCTGCTTTTTGAACGCATGTCACGTAACTTCTTAATGTGTTCTGCCGTTTCGATCTCTTCTGCTATCCGATCTGCATCAGCTTTATTCACAGGTTCAAAGTCATGATTAAAGCGGAACATGCTGGCGATACATGTTCTGCCTTTTCGGATGTAGTGAACTTTGTTGTGGGTAGAACGCAGGATTTTGCAGGGAGTGCCGTGGTGGTCGACGTACCAGGTGTTAGGAAAAATGATTCTGAACATTTTTACACCTCAGTTGGACGATGTTGAAATTTGCTGCTTTGAGGCCATCACAGTCCCCATTGTTTGTTCTTAAGTTCGATCTCCTCCTGGCAACTCGCACAAGTCCGACAACCCTGAACAGCCAGGCGTCTTCGCTCATCTATCGGATCGCCACACTCACAACAATGAGTTGCGGATACAGTCTGGTAGTTCAGACGACGCATTTTTATTGCTGTATTGCGCTGTAATTCTTCGATTTCTGATGCTGAATCAATGATGTCTGCCATCTTTCATTAATCCCTGAATTGTTGGTTAATACGCTTGAGGGTAAATGCGAATAATAAAAAAGGAGCCTGTAGCTCCCTGATGATTTTGCTTTTCATGTTCACCGTTCCTTAAAGACGCCGTTCAACATGCCGATCGCCAGGCTTAAATGAGTCGGTGTGAATCCCATCAGCGTTACCGTTTCGCGGTGCTTCTTTAGTACGCTACGGCAAATGTCATCGACGTTTTTATCCGGAAAATGCTGTCTGGCTTTTTTGATTTCAGAATTAGCCTGACGGGCAATGCTGCGAAGGGCGTTTTCTTGCTGAGGTGTCATTGAACAAGCCCCATGTCGGCAAGCATAAGCACACAGAATATGAAGCCCGCTGCCAGAAAAATGCATTCAGTGGTTGTCATACCTGGTCTCTCTCATCTGCTTCTGCTTTCGCCACCATCATTTCCAGCTTTTGTGAAAGGGATGTGGCTAACGTATGAAATTCTTCGTCTGTTTCTACTGGTATTGGCACAAACCTGACTCCAATTTGAGCAAGGCTATGTGCCATCTCAATACTCGTTCTTAACTCAACAGGAGATGCTTTGTGCATACCGCCTCCCGTTTATTATTTATCTTCTCAGCCAGCCGCTGTGCTTTCAGTGGATTTCTGATAACAGAAAGGCCGGGAAATACCCAGCCTCGCTTTGTAACGGAGTAGACGAAAGTGATCGCGCCTACCCGGATATTATCGTGAGGATGCGTCATCGCCATTGCTCCCCAAATACAAAACCAATTTCAGCCAGTGCCTCGTCCATTTTTTCGATGAACTCCGGCACCATCTCGTCAAAACTCGCCATGTACTTTTCATTCCGCTCAATCACGACATAATGCAGGCCTTCACGCTTCATGCGCGGGTCATAGTTGGCAAAGTACCAGGCATCTTTTCGCGTCACCCACATGCTGTACTGCACCTGGGCCATGTAAGCCGATTTTATGGCCTCGAAACCACCGAGCCGGAACTTCATGAAATCCCGGGAGGTAAACGGGCATTTCAGTTCAAGGCCGTTGCCGTCACTGCATAAACCATCGGGAGAGCAGGCGGTGCGCATACTTTCGTCGCGATAGATGATCGGGGATTCAGTAACATTCACGCCGGAAGTGAATTCAAACAGGGTTCTGGCGTCGTTCTCGTACTGTTTTCCCCAGGCCAGCGCCTTAGCATTAACTTCCGGAGCCACACCGGTGCAAACCTCAGCCAGCAGGGTGTGGAAGTAGGACATTTTCATGTCAGGCCACTTCTTTCCTGAGCGGGGCTTTGCTATCACGTTGTGAACTTCTGAAGCGGTGATGACGCCGAGCCGTAATTTGTGCCATGCATCATCCCCCTGTTCGACAGCTCTCACGTCGATCCCGGTACGCTGCAGGATAATGTCCGGTGTCATGCTGCCACCTTCTGCTCAGTGGCTTTCTGTTTCAGGAATCCAAGAGCTTTCACTGCTTCGGCCTGTGTCAGTTCTGACGATGCGCGAATGTCGCGGCGAAATATCTGGGAACAGAGCGGCAATAAGTCGTCATCCCATGTTTTATCCAGGGCGATCAGCAGAGTGTTAATCTCCTGCATGGTTTCATCGTTAACCGGAGTGATGTCGCGTTCTGGCTGACGTTCTGCAGTGTATGCAGTATTTTCGACAATGCGCTCGGCTTCATCCTTGTCATAGATACCAGCAAATCCGAAGGCCAGACGGGCACACTGAATCATGGCTTTATGCCGTAACATCCGTTTGGGATGCGACTGCCACGGCCCCGTGATTTCTCTGCCTTCGCGAGTTTTGAATGGTTCGCGGCGGCATTCATCCATCCATTCGGTAACGCAGATCGGATGATTACGGTCCTTGCGGTAAATCCGGCATGTACAGGATTCATTGTCCTGCTCAAAGTCCATGCCATCAAACTGCTGGTTTTCATTGATGATGCGGGACCAGCCATCAACGCCCACCACCGGAACGATGCCGTTCTGCTTATCAGGGAAGGCGTAAATTTCTTTCGTCCACGGATTAAGGCCGTACTGGTTGGCGACGATCAACAATGCGATGAACTGCGCATCGCTGGCATCACCTTTAAATGCCGTCTGGCGAAGAGTGGTGATCAGTTCCTGTGGGTCGACAGAATCCATGCCGACACGTTCAGCCAGCTTCCCAGCCAGCGTTGCGAGTGCTGTACTCATCCGTTTTATACCTCTGAATCAATATCAACCTGGTGGTGAGCAATGGTTTCAACCATGTACCGGATGTGTTCTGCCATGCGCTCCTGAAACTCAACATCGTCATCAAACGCACGGGTAATGGCTTTTTTGCTGGCCCCGCAGCGTTGCAAATGATCGATGCAGAGTGATTCAAACAGGTGCTGTGGAAGACCTTTTTCCATGTCGTCTGCCAGTTCTGCCTCTTTCTCTTCACGGGCGATCAGCTGGTAGTGACGTGCCCAGCTCTGAGCCTCAAGACGATCCTGAATGTAATAAGCGTTCATGGCTGAACTCCTGAAAATGGCTGTGAAAATATCGCCTGCGAAATGCCAGGCTGATTAGGAAAACAGGAAAGGGGGTTAGTGAATGCTTTTGCTTGATCTCAGTTTCAGTATTAATATCCATTTTTTATAAGCGTCGACGGCCTCACGAAACATCTTTTCATCGCCAATAAAAGTGGCGATAGTGAATTTAGTCTGGATAGCCATAAGTGTTTGATCCATTTTTTGGGACTCCTGGCTGATTAAGTATGTCGATAAGGCGTTTCCATCCGTCACGTAATTTACGGGTGATTCGTTCAAGTAAAGATTCGGAAGGGCAGCCAGCAACAGGCCACCCTGCAATGGCATATTGCATGGTGTGCTCCTTATTTATACATAACGAAAAACGCCTCGAGTGAAGCGTTATTGGTATGCGGTAACGCCGCGCTCAGGCGGCTTTGATAGTCATATCATCTGAATCAAATATTCCTGATGTATCGATATCGGTAATTCTTATTCCTTCGCTACCATCCATTGGAGGCCATCCTTCCTGACCATTTCCATCATCCCAGTCGAACTCACACACAACACCATATGCATTTAAGTCTTTCGAAATTGCTATAAGCAGAGCATGTTGCGCCAGCATAATTAATACAGCATTTAATAAAGAGCCGTGTTTATTTAGTCGGTATTCAGAGTCTGACCAGAAATTATTAATCTGGTGAAGTTTTTCCTCTGTCATTACGTTATGGTCGATTTCAATTTCTATTGATGCTTTCCAGTCGTAATCAATGATGTATTTTTTGATGTTTGACATCTGTTCATATCCTCACAGATAAAAAATCGCCCTCACATTAGACGGCAAAGAAGATTTCCAATAATCAGAACAAGTCGGCTCCTGTTTAGTTACGAGCGACATTGCTCCGTGTATTCACTCGTTGGAATGAATACACAGTGCAGTGTTTATTCTGTTGTTTATGCCAAAGATAAAGGCTACCATCAGGCAGCCTTTTGTTCTGTTTGTCAAGTTCTCTGGCAATCATTGCCGTCGTTCGTATTGCCCATTTATCGACATATTTCCCATCTTCCATTACAGGAAACATTTCTTCCAGGCTTAACCATGCATTCCGATTGCAGCTTGCATCCATTGCATCGTTTGAATTGTCCACACCATTGATTTGTATCAATAATCGTAGTCATACGGATAGTCCAGGTATTGTTCCATCACATCCTGAGGATGCTCTTCGAACTCTTCAAATTCTTCTTCCATATATCACCTTAAATAGTGGATTGCGGTAGTAAAGATTGTGCCTGTCTTTTAACCACATAAGGCTCGGTGGTTCTCGTGTACCCCTACAACGAGAAATCGGATAAACTCTATTCACCCCTACAGAGAGCAAAAGAGAAACGCCGATGAACAACTCATGGTGGCAGGAACTAATGCATTTTTTCCTGCAAGGAATGACACTTAAACAGTTGATTCATATGCTAATCATCCTGATCATATTGATTATTGTTATGCCGGTAAGCGTAAAAGAATGGATAAACCTGCATAATCCAGAAATCCTTCCTCATTACTGGATGTATTACATCCTGTTGTTTTGCGTTAGCTATGTGCTTAACGGCGTTGTTAATTCCGCTTATCACGCTGTGACTGAAAGAATTGAGGTATTCGCTGCTCAGAAGCGCAAATCTAAAGAAGAAAAATATGTGCAAGATTTGTTTGATTCGTTAACTCTTGGAGAAAGAGCGTATTTGGCATTCGCTGTAGCCGCTAATAACCAGCTACAAACGGAAAAGGGCGCTCATGAATCAATTTCATTGCTCAAAAAAGGACTCCTCGTTCGAAGGCCTCCTGCTGTTGGATATCCTGATACCGACCGTTTCGTTATCCCTGAAAGCTATAGACATGAGTGCTACATTAGGTTTGCCGGGAAGGCAGACAGCCTTATGGATGAACTTATCGCTCAGGATAAGCATGGCAAAAACAAGTAATTAGCAAATGAATTTATCATCTCGCCGTCAGTTGTTTTGATTTCCGGTAGCCTGCCGCGTAAAGAGCTACGTTCGGAAGACAAGTTGAACCTTCATATTTTCTGGTCAACGTTGTCAGAGTTATCACTTCTGCTCTCATTGCTGGTTTGCGCTTGCATTGCAAGACCACTCGTGAAGGGGTTGGCCTGTGTAGCTTGTCGGAGCTGATCGCCTCCTGACTTTGCAGATTTGCGCGACGAGCTCTACGGCGAGAAGCTGCGGTGCCTTTAAATTCTGTTTTTCTGGACATAGATTCCTCCCGAATAAACTTTGGCGATGCAATCTCGAAGCTCCTCCTGAGACGGTTGCTTCGGCATTGCATCCCACAGCTTATGTGGTTGGGTGATCTGGCTTTTCAGCCACGTAGTCGAGATTCGACGTTGTTTAAAGAGCCTGCCAGTCTGTTCCATTTGGCTTCCAGCGTCCTGCTGACGGTTAAATAGTACGATATGTACTTTACAAGATCAATACAATTTGTTGTAAGTTGGCGTGGTTTTTTATAACGCTTTGTATTTAATAGTGTTGTTTTTTAGCGTGGATGTATTGCCTCGGCGATGTAAGGAGAGATCAGAATTGCGTGGTTTAGTGGGTTGCATCTATTTATTTTTCAATAAATATAATTGGTTATGTGTTTTTAGGTGGGCGAACGTGAGGCAAAGAAAACCCGGCGCTGAGGCCGGGTTGTATTATGCTGCAAGTCTCTTAACCCAAGTCTCTCTTTTGGAGAATGGTAGAACTTGGCTTGATTCATGGAAGAGTAAGGAGAGTTGTTGCATTTGATCACCAATTGCTTCGCTGTCTATAACAACAAATCTGTTGTTATACTCCTCACTTGAAGCTTTAAGATCAATTAGTTTCCCAAGCAATGAGTAAGCACTATTCCAGCTTCCTCCGTGTTTCACGCTTGATGTAAAAACGTATTTAGGTATGTCGGTTTTTATTGTTACAGGGACGGTAATTTGATGTCCACTCAAGCCATATACGTTTTCACGAAGAGAAAGTGCGTCTCTAAGCTCTGTGTGATATAGATAATCAATAACCATACTTTCAAACTTTTCAGCTTGAACTGGCTGATACCAGTCTAACGACAAAGTTGATGCGAGTATACCAGCTCTAATTATGTTCGATGTAATCGCACCGACATCCTTTTCTGTTGCCCAAGCAATGATTTCTCCTCGAGCATTGAGTTCTGCGCCTTCTTTAAGCAGTAATTGTCGTATCTCATCAAGTCGTTTTTTGGTAAGCGAGATCCCTCTTGCCTCCATATTCATTAAGGCATCGCATCTGTCACTAACTAAATACCTACCATTGACTTCACGGATAAAGGCACCGACATGCTCTCCATCATCACAGTAAGTGAATGGACTGATAATTCTCAAGGTCTTGCCTATTGGATGGCATTCGAAACCTAGTTGTGAGATCACTGTTGAGCACATCATATTCCAAACCCCATTTGCCCCGACTCATCTTCAAGCGGTAAAGGTATTCTCCCAGAGTAAGTTATGTTCAGATGTTTACAGAAGTAATTCCAATACCCTACCAGGTCATCTGGGTTTATGTCATCTTCGATTGGAAACGCTATTCTATCACTATAGTATCCAGCTTCTTCATAGTATACATGGTAGTGAGCACCGTAAATGATATCTTGGTACTTCGGATGATCGACCTTGTAACTATTCGTGTGTTTGTCAAAGTGATAGGTATCTACCGCGAAAACCCTCTTGTTATGATAGAAAGCAATAATATTTATTTTAGGGTAAGAAATCGGGTCATCAGGTTCTGAATCCTGATCTGGTTTCCATTTCAGTTCAAACTTTAGCCCTTGTATAGGTATACAATCCTCATCCAAGGGGATGATATGAGCTTGTAGCCACATATCAGAGCGACTTGGTTTCTGTTTCCATTTAACGCCAGAAAAGTTAACTATTTTTTTACAATAAAGTACTTTATCAACTTCTACTTGGCTTGGCTGATAATCATCTATTTTTGCCAATGTTTACCGCCCTGTAAATTGTAGATAAAAGTGGTTTCATCACCCAAACGTCTCTTCAGGCCATTGGCTGGCGATAACTTTCCCCACAACGGAACAACTCTCATTGCATGGGATCATTGGGTATTGTGGGTTTAGTGGCTGTAGAAACACCTGACCGCTATCCCTGATCAGTTTCTTGAAGGTAAATTCATCACCACCAAGTCTGGCTATGCAGAAATCGCCGGGCTCAACAGCTTGCTCAGGGTCAACCAGAATTAACATCCCGTCAGGAAAGCTGGGTTTGGAACCTGTTGGTGCGGTCATTGAGTTACCTTCAACCTCAAGCCAGAATGCAGAGTCACTGGCTTTTTTGGTTGTGCTTACCAATCTCTCCGCATCGCCTTTGGTAAAGGTTCTGAGTTCTGGAGAGAACATCCCAGCCTGAACATGAGAAAAAACAGGGTACTCATATTGTTTTTTAACTGGGGCCGATGAGTATTCGCCAACAGGTGAAAATGTCCCGTCGTGGTTGAATGATATGTTATCAATACCAAGGTATTTAAACACCACACCAATATCACTAAGAGATGGATGACGAGATCCGCGCAACCAGTGTCCAATCCCACCCTGCGTCATACCTAGCTCTTCGGCTAACTTCTCTTGAGTTATGCCGAGCTCTTTCATTCTGGATCTAGCCAGTTCATACCATTTCATTTTCATGTCCTTATTATTACGCTCTGTACTGGAACCATCCATGCACAATGTGTATTTTTACTTGTATTCGTAAAGTACATATTGTATTTTTTATTCGTGTTTACTATGGAGGGCATATGAGCAACCTACGAAAATATCGAGAGTCACTGAATATCTCTCAAACAACACTTGCTAAGGCAGTTGGATGCACACAGGGAGCTATCGGACATTGGGAATCTGGTCGTCGCTTCCCAGACCTTAAAACATGCCGTGCTCTTGTTGCGTGCCTAAACAAGTTAGGCGCAAAAGTCAGTCTTGATGACGTGTTCCCGCCGGAACACAAAGCCGCTTAATAAGCGGATCCGCTCTTTGTAACAACGGACATTCGTCCTACGTCGCTGAAAAGCGAGTTCCAAGATATCTGACCAACTAAGGCCATATGCGTTTCCACGCATACCTTTCAACTAACTATTCACTATTGGAAATCTTAAGAAATGGAAAGAACAAGTTACAGCAAACTATCACAGCGTGACGTTGATCTCGCAGAAACAGATTTACTTATCAATCTGTCAGCTATTACCCAGCGCGGTCTGGCAAAGATGATTGGCTGTCATGAATCGAAGATAAGCAGAACGGACTGGAGATTTATTGCTTCGGTCTTGTGTGCTTTCGGAATGGCATCAGACATCAGTCCGATTAGCAGGGCTTTTAAGTATGCGCTTGATGGACTCACCAATAAAAAACGCCCGGCGGCAACCGAGCGTTCTGAACAAATCCAGATGGAATTCTGAGGTCATTACTGGATCAATCCACAGGAGTCATTATGACAAATACAGCAAAAATACTCAACTTCTGCAGAGGTAACTTTGCCAAACAGGAGCGTAATGTGGCAGATCTCGATGATGGTTACGCCAGACTATCAAATATGCTGCTTGAGGCTTATTCAGGCGCAGATCTGACCAAGCGACAGTTTAAAGTGCTGCTTGCCATTCTGCGTAAAACCTATGGGTGGAATAAACCAATGGACAGAATCACCGATTCTCAACTTAGCGAGATTACAAAGTTACCCGTCAAACGGTGCAATGAAGCCAAGTTAGAACTCGTCAGAATGAATATTATCAAGCAGCAAGGCGGCATGTTTGGACCAAATAAAAACATCTCAGAATGGTGTATCCCTCAAAACGAGGGAAAATCCCCTAAAACGAGGGATAAAACATCCCTCAAATTGGGGGATTGCTATCCCTCAAAACAGGGGGACACAAAAGACACTATTACAAAAGAAAAAAGAAAAGATTATTCGTCAGAGAATTCTGGCGAATCCTCTGACCAGCCAGAAAACGACCTTTCTGTGGTGAAACCGGATGCTGCAATTCAGAGCGGCAGCAAGTGGGGGACAGCAGAAGACCTGACCGCCGCAGAATGGATGTTTGACATGGTGAAGACCATCGCGCCATCAGCCAGAAAACCGAATTTTGCAGGGTGGGCTAACGATATCCGCCTGATGCGTGAACGTGACGGACGTAACCATCGCGACATGTGTGTACTGTTCCGCTGGGCATGCCAGGACAACTTCTGGTCCGGTAACGTGCTGAGCCCGGCCAAACTCCGCGACAAATGGACCCAGCTCGAAATCAACCGTAACAAGCAACAGGCTGGCGTGACAGCCGGCAAACCAAAACTCGACCTGACAAACACAGACTGGATTTACGGGGTGGATCTATGAAAAACATCGCCGCACAGATGATTAACTTTGACCGTGAGCAGATGCGCCGGATCGCCAACAACATGCCGGAACAGTACGACGAAAAGCCGCAGGTACAGCAGGTAGCGCAGATCATCAACGGTGTATTCAGCCAGTTGCTGGCAACTTTCCCTGCGAGCCTGGCTAACCGTGACCAGAACGAACTGAACGAAATTCGCCGCCAGTGGGTTCTGGCTTTCCGGGAAAACGGGATCACCACAATGGAACAGGTTAACGCTGGAATGCGCGTAGCCCGTCGGCAGAATCGACCATTCCTGCCATCACCCGGGCAGTTTGTCGCCTGGTGCCGGGAAGAAGCATCCGTTACCGCCGGGCTGCCAAACGCCAGCGAGCTGGTTGATATGGTTTACGAGTATTGCCGGAAGCGCGGGCTGTATCCGGATGCAGAGTCTTATCCGTGGAAATCAAACGCGCACTACTGGCTGGTTACCAACCTGTATCAGAACATGCGGGCCAATGCGTTGACTGACGCGGAATTACGGCGCAAGGCTGCCGATGAACTGTCCTGTATGACCGCACGAATTAACCGTGGTGAGGCTATACCTGAACCAGTAAAACAACTTCCTGTCATGGGCGGTAGACCACTTAACCGGGCTCAGGCTCTGGCGAAGATCGCAGAAATCAAAGCGAAGTTCGGACTGAAAGGAGCAACTGTATGACGGGCAAAGAGGCAATTATTCATTATCTGGAGACGCACAAGAGCTTCTGTGCGCCGGACGTTGCTGCGACAACAGGTGTGACATTAACCAGCATAAATAAGGCTGCGGCAAAAATGACGCGGGCAGGAATCCTGGTCATTGATGGTAAGGTCTGGCGAACGTTTGTTTAACGGTTAGCTACTCAGGATGATAGGGCGGGGCAAGTGAGTATGAAGCGGATTTTCAGGAATGCCATCAGAGTTTGGAAATAAAGTGGGTTTTCTAGTGGCAAGAGACTTGATAATATTTAGTCCTTTGAATCCAAGGAGATAGGGTTATGAGAAAATTTATTTTAGCCTTTGTTATAAGTGCCTCGTTTACAGCAAATGCTGGTGTAGAGAAGTTAGGGCCGTGGATAACAAAGTCTGAGATAAATAAAATGACTGACCAGACTGACTTTGTGGCTCTTAATTTATCACCAGATTCATATAACAAAGCAGGTACTGATCGTGCAACTTCACTGGTGTTGCGTTGTAGTGATAACAAAACAGATGCCTATTTATCATTCAATGATTATATGGGTTCGGACAACCCAAGAATTACAGTGCGGTTAGATGGCGGAAAGCCGGTCAAGAGTGTTTGGGGAGGTGGGGAAGGCGGTGATTCTGCATTTGCTCCACAACCAATACAATTTATAAAGACCTTGGCTAAGCATAAAAAAGCTATTTTTGGATTTGAACCTTATGGATCAACTATGCAAGTAGTTGAGTTTGACTTGTCTGAGATTGATAAGGTTGTGGAAAAAATTTCACAGTCTTGCAATTGGAAATGACAAAAAAATTTCATATGAACCCAGTTTGCGCTGGGTTTTTTATTTCAGTAGCCAATAATGCATTCAAAATCTCTTACTTGAGAAACGGCCTATTTGAGATTTCAGTCGTGGCAGGATGATCAGTTGATTCGAGTATTGACGCATTTGCGTTCGGAGCGATTACAGTAGATTGTAAATAATAATGAGAAACACATAGCCACCCCGTGGTATTGAAACCATATAATGTTGGATTTGAAAACAGATCTTTTCCCATGTATTAATAACTACATCCCCGCGAGTGATTCAAAAAGGAGGGCCCAATTTTGTCCGAGTTTTTGTATTCCCCCGCATGCCGCTGCTGAGCACTACATCTGAGTGTCTGACTAGGGGATAAAATTAGACTGGATAGTGAGAAGAAAGTGGCGCGCTAGGCTGTGCCGAGTGCTACCAGTACACCTTGGGGGTGTGCAGCTTTCGCCGAGACTGTAGTGGGTATCGGTTAATGCACGAAAAACCGAGAGGTCAGACAACCAATTTGCCGTAGGATTGTTTCCGGTGCTATACCGGTCTACTAACTGAAAGCAATGCGAAAAAGCATAAACTCGGTCCTTCAGTCGCCCTACACACTATTTACTAAGAAGGGCTGAAGCATGGATACAATTATTACATGGATGGGAGATCGTCTGTTGAGGGGGACACAAAAATCCGATCTGCGGCAGATGGCGATCACTGGATTAACTTCCGCGATTTGTTCAACAATTTTGTACACTGAAAAATTAAAACATGGTGAGCCTATTAACCCAAACGAAGAAGAAAAACTTTATAGGCTTTGGTATGAAGGAAACGCTTGAAAGAATAAAGCACAATTAAAACCTTTGATTTGCGATAATCAACTTGCCATAATTAAGTAATCGGAGCCTGAACAACTCCGGTGACTTCTGCGCTAAACGGGGACGTTTATGCGCACATACAATCCAACCTCTCTTCTCCATTCACAGATGCAGAAATGCACCTGCGATATTTTGCATCCAGCGTTTGATCTCTGCGGAGGTGAAGCGTGAACCTCCCACAAGATGGTATCAAATTGCATCGCGGTAACTTCACCGCTATCGGTCGGCAGATCCAGCCTTATCTGGAGGACGGCAAATGCTTTCGCATGGTGCTTAAACCGTGGCGCGAGAGACGCAGTCTTTCCCAGAATGCACTCAGCCACATGTGGTACAGCGAAATCAGTGAATACCTCATCAGCAGGGGTAAAACGTTCGCCACTCCAGCTTGGGTAAAAGATGCTCTCAAACACACTTATCTCGGTTATGAAACCAAAGAACTGGTTGATGTCGTAACCGGTGAAATCACCACCATTCAGTCATTACGTCATACCTCCAATCTTGATACCGGAGAGATGTATGTCTTCCTGTGTAAGGTTGAAGCCTGGGCGATGAATATTGGCTGCCACCTGACTATTCCGCAGAGCTGCGAGTTCCAGCTGCTCCGCGACAAGCAGGAGGCGTAATGGCTACACCGCTTATTCGTGTCATGAACGGACACATCTACAGAGTATCAAATCGTCGTAAGCGTAAGCCTGAGCTGAAGCCATCCGAAATACCAACACTGCTCGGATATACCGCTAGCCTGGTTGATAAAAAATGGTTGCGACTGGCAGCAAGGAGGAATCATGGCTGATTTGAGAAAAGCAGCGCGTGGTCGGGAATGCCAGGTAAGAATCCCTGGCGTATGTAATGGCAATTCTGAAACGTCTGTACTGGCACATATCCGGCTGGCTGGATTGTGCGGTACCGGTATCAAACCGCCAGACCTGATTGCCACCATTGCATGTTCTGCCTGCCACGACGAAATCGACCGCCGCACACATTTTGTCGATGCTGCATATGCAAAAGAATGCGCGCTGGAAGGTATGGCGAGAACACAGGTTATCTGGCTGAAAGAGGGGGTTATTAAGGCGTGAATACCTACAGTATCACATTACCCTGGCCTCCGAGAAATAATCGCTATTACCGCCATAATCGCGGGCGCACGCACGTCAGTGCAGAGGGGCAGGCATACCGCGATAACGTCGCCCGAATCATTAAAAACGCAATGCTGGATATCGGCCTGGCTATGCCTGTGAAAATCCGCATTGAGTGCCACATGCCGGATCGCCGTCGCCGTGACCTGGATAATCTGCAAAAAGCCGCTTTTGACGCACTCACTAAAGCAGGTTTCTGGCTGGATGATGCTCAGGTCGTTGATTACCGCGTTGTGAAGATGCCTGTTACCAAAGGTGGGAGGCTGGAACTGACCATCACCGAAATGGGGAATGAATGATGTTTGAGTTTAATATGGCAGAACTTCTTCGCCACCGCTGGGGGCGTCTGCGCTTATATCGTTTCCCCGGTTCTGTTTTGACCGATTACCGAATACTGAAGAATTACGCCAAAACCCTGACAGGAGCAGGAGTATGAAGTCAGAGATAACAATCAACTAATACTGTTTTGTTGATTTTTGCTTGTAATTGGCGTTCTGGTCTGATTTTTGTGGAGTAAGTTGATGCGTGATATTCAGATGGTTCTTGAGCGTTGGGGAGCGTGGGCGGCTAATAATCATGAAGATGTGACCTGGTCGTCCATTGCCGCCGGTTTTAAGGGATTAATTCCTTCAAAAGTAAAATCTCGCCCGCAATGTTGTGACGATGACGCGATGATCATTTGCGGGTGCATGGCCCGTCTGAAAAAGAACAACAGCGATTTGCACGATTTATTAGTAGATTATTATGTAGTCGGTATGACATTCATGTCACTGGCAGGTAAGCATTGCTGCTCTGATGGTTATATCGGGAAAAGGTTACAGAAGGCTGAGGGCATAATTGAAGGGATGTTAATGGCATTAGATATCCGGTTAGAGATGGATATCGTTGTTAATAACTCTAATTAATATGCCAGTTGTTTACTAAAAATTATTAAAAATGGGGCGTTGCAACGCCCCCAAAAATAAAGGGTAATATATAACAGAAGGTTTATATAGTTAGAAGCAAGGTTGTGCTCCTAAAGGAAGTGGCTTGAGGGAGCCACTTATATGTTGGGGAGGCAAAGCCTCCCGCAACATATCTTTTTCGTAATCAGATTAGAACTGGTAAACCAGACCTACAGCAACGATGTCATCAGTGCTTACACCGAGTGCTTTAGTGAAGTCATTTTTGTCAAGCAGGTTGATTTTGTAATCAACGAAAGTAGACATATTTTTGTTGAAGTAATAGGTTGCACCTACATCAACATATTTGACTAAGTCCTGATCGCCCCATACTCCAAGATCCTTACCTTTAGATTGCAGGTAAGCAACGGACGGACGCAGACCGAAATCGAACTGATATTGTGCAACAGCTTCGAAGTTTTGAGCTTTATTAGCAACGAAGTGATCAGCAAATACAGTCATATTCTGGGTTTCAGAATAGGTAGTGGCCAGGTAAATGTTGTTAGCGTCATATTTCAGACCTGCGGCCCAAACTTCTGCATTTTTACCGGAAGCAAATACTTCAGGAAGAACTTTCCCTGCATTAACTTGAGTGTCGGTACGATCAGATTTCGCATAAGTTGCACCGATACCGAATCCTTCGTATTCATAGGTAGCAGAGAAACCGAAGCCATCACCGTTACCTTCGGTGTAGTTATCGAAATCGCTACGATCGTTTTTGCCTTGGTACTGAGCAGCAAAGTTCAGACCATCAACCAGACCAAAGAAGTCGTTGTTACGATAGGTTGCAACACCAGTGGTGCGACCAGTCATGAACACATCTGTTTGGGTCCAGGTATCGCCACCGAATTCTGGCAGAACGTCAGTCCACGCACCGATGTCGTATGCTACACCGTAGTTACGGCCGTAATCGATTGAGCCGTAGTCACCGAATTTCAGGCCTGCAAATGCAAGACGGGTTTTGTCTTTGGAGGAACCTTGAGATTCAGCGCGGTTGCCTTTGAATTCATATTCCCACTGACCGAAACCAGTCAGCTGATCGTTGATTTGGGTTTCGCCTTTGAAGCCCAGACGAACATAAGTAGTATCACCATCATCTGCATCGTTAGAGGAAAAGTAGTGCTTGGCATTAACTTTCCCGTACAGATCCAGCTTGTTACTGTCTTTATTATAAATTTCAGCTGCCTGAGCAGACATCGCCATCAGTACTGATGCAGCTACAGCAGAAATTGCCACTGTTAATTTTTTCAT